TCAGATGAAATTTCTTGGCAATCTGACCGTCCAAACCGCGCAGATGAACGTGGCCAACCCGGTCATTGACAAACCTGCCCGGTGGCACAAAACAGTCTCCATGAACATCACGGTAGCAGGCAAGCGCTATCCGGTCCTGCTGCGAAAGTACGAGTACCTTCGTGAATACTGGCCTGATCCCACGCAGACTGACATCCCCAAGTTCTATTGTGATTACGATTACACGCACTGGTTTGTGGCTCCAACGCCGACTCTTGCGTATAACTTTGAGGTGCTTTACTACGAGAGGGTGCAACCCTTAAGCGCTGAAAACCAAACCAACTGGTTTACGGTTTACGCGCCTCAAGCCCTGCTTTATGGGACCCTGCTGCAGGCTATGCCATTCCTTAAAAACGACGAGCGCACTCCCGTGTGGCAAGCGCAGTATGACGCCATCATGCAAACCCTAATGGCCGAGGATAAGCTGCGGATCGCTGATCGCCAGGCCATCGCTGCGGACAGTTAATCATGAGCTATGTAAGCCCCTTTACTGGCGACGTTGTTCAGCCAACTGATGTTTCGTACATTGAGATTACGCTTGATGCCACGCTGCAGTTGGTGTGGCCCATCAACGGCAACCTCAGTACGGAAACGCCAGCCGCACGCATCATGGATGTGGATGCTACGGCACCGAGCCTTGAGCTACGCATGCCGCCTGCCAGCCAGGTCTCAGTAGGCGAAGATGCGCTCATCCGTAATATCGGCACTGAAACCTTTACCGTTACCACTTATGACGGTGACAGCACGATCATTTCAATTGATCCTGGTATTGCCAAGTACATTTACCTGACCGATAACGGCGATGAGTTTGGCACTTGGGCCAACGTCGAATTTGGCGCTGGAACGTCTTCGGCTGATGCTGCAACCCTTGCAGGCGCTGGCCTTTTAGCCGTCGGAGCCACGCTCAATCAGAGTCATCCTGTCTCATCGGTTACTGCAAGCCAAGCCTTTGTTAATGCGGACCGCGCCAAGACTTATGTGTGGACAGGTGGCGTTAATTCGGTCACCTTGCCACTTTCAAGCGCGGTTGGCAATAACTGGTTCTTCCTGATCAAAAACGCTGGCACGGGTACCTTAACGGTTAATGGCTCGGGCGGTGAATTTATTGACGGCGCAACATCCAAAGCGTTTGCTCCCAGTGAGTCGGCCATCATCGTTTGCACGGGCACGACGTTTGTCACAATCGGCTATGGTGTCAGCACGCAGTTTGAGTATGGCGTACTGACTAAGACCGTGACAACGGGCACCTACACACTGACAGCCAGTGAAGCTGCTAATACCATTCAAATCTATAACGGCACCCTGACAGGAAACGTCACTGTTGTTGTGCCACCCGTGGTTAACTTTTACGTCATTAGCAATCAGACTACGGCAGGCGGCTTCACGCTCACGATTGAGACAGGTGCTGTTGGCGCAAGCACGGCCACGGTCCCAGCAGGTGGCCAGGCATCGCTTATTTGCGATGGCACGAACCTACTGAATGCCAATACCACGCAGGCTGGCGGCACAGCCTTTAGCCTGGTTAACGGATCTGCGGGAAGCCCATCGCTAAACTTTGGCTCTGAAGTTAACACCGGCATTTACAGGCCTGGCGCAGGAAACTTTGGCATTTCCATTTTGGGCACGCAGCGCCTTAACTTAAGCGCGACAGCCTTAACGGTCACAGGCGATGTGGATGCCACGGGCGATGTGACTGGCGTAAATGCAGCCTTTACCGGCACGGGCAACTTTGAAGGTGGTATTAGCGGGGGCACCTTCTAATGACCAAAAAGGTCTTTGCACTTGATACGCAGGCGGGGATTCAACGGGACGGAACACTTTTTGACAAAGAGTTCTACACCGATGGACGATGGGTGCGCTTTCAAAAGTTTGGCGGCGATCGCTCACGCCCAAGAAAAATGGGTGGGTATCGTGAAGTTGTAAACAGCCTGGCAGGTCCGTCACGCGGCATTTTTGTAGTGGTGCGCAATCTCTACAACAATGTTTATAGCGGCTATAGCGATGGCTTGCAGGTTGTGCCCGTGAACAATAACGGTGCTGGTGGCGGTGTCATTGATTACAAGTTTGGCGGTCCAATTCTGACCATATCAATCGTTGATGGCGGCACGGGTTATGCAAGCGCCACTTATACCAACGTGCCGCTGGAATATGACACGCCAGGATCAGGTGATGGCTTGGGTGCAGTGGCTACTGTTGTTGTCACAGCAGGTGTTATTACATCCGTCACAATTACAGGCGGCGGCATTCGATACGTTACTGATGGCCTGCTTACGGCTGATGATGCCAATCTTGGCAGCGGTGGCGGTTCAGGTTTGCTGCTTAAAGTAGCAACGATTGATTCGCCATTTGTTGCGTCAAATTTTAATTCCTGGCAGTTTGATACGTTCACTGATACGGTTGGCTATCAAACCAACATGCTTCTTGCGCATCCATCGCAAGATCTTGAAAGCATCGATGCCGAGGCCAATACCAGGCTTTTGTGCGGCCCTCTGACGGGCACGACGTTATGGGCTGCAGGCCTGTTTGCGGTGGATAGTTGCACGGTTACCAGCGGCTCAGCCACTGTAACCCTGTCAGCACTTGATCCTAAGATTGCAGCCGGCCAGGTTGTTAAAGGCTATGGCATCCCTGCAGCAACAACGGTGGTATCTGTCGTCGGCACGACAGTTACATTGAGTGCTAACGCTACAGCCTCGAGCACAACGACACTGACATTTGACAATCAAGTGTCCATCTCAGGCGGTGTGGTGGCCTTGCATCCTTACGTCTTCGTTTATGGCAATGACGGCCTGATCTGGAACTGCTCAGCAGGTGATATTGATGATTGGGTCTCAGCAGACGCTAATCGGGTCAATGCGGCCACGGGCAAGATCTTGCAAGGATTACCTGTCCGAGGTGGTTCAAACGCGCCTAGCGGCCTATTTTGGTCCTTGGATAGCCTTGTACGCGTGTCTTACGCACCGCAAAGCTTAGGCGTGGCAGGCACGGCAAATTTTGCCGCTACCACTTACTGGCGTTATGACATCATCACAAGCCAATCATCGTTCTTGTCGTCATCAGGTGTGATTGAGTATGACGGCATTTACTTTTGGACGGGCGTCGATCGATTCATGCTCTATAACGGCGTAACCAAAGAGATTCCCAATACATTTAACCAAAACTATTTCTTTGACAATCTGAATTATGTTCAGCGTCAAAAGGTGTGGGCAACCAAGGTCCCACGCTTTGGTGAGGTATGGTGGTTTTACCCTCGAGGTGATGCTACTGAATGCACGGATGCTGTGATTTATAACGTCCGGGACAATGTCTGGTATGACACCGGCGAGGCTTTGGGAGCACAGCGCTCTGCAGGCTACTTCTCACAGGTGTTTCGTTTTCCTGTGCAAGCCGGCTACCAGGTCAATACAGCCGATGCCATAAACACCATCAGCATCAGCAATGCAGGCTCTGGCTACGCTGATGATACTTATGCCTACCAAACGCTCACAGGAGGCACTGGAACGGGCGCTACAGCCACGATCGTTGTCATCAATGGGTCAGTAGTCACTGTGACGATCAACGACCGTGGTAGCGGCTATACAGTGGGAGATACGCTCACGGCCACGCTTGATGGTGTCGGTATTGATTTTGAAATCACGATCGACACATTGATGCAGCAAGTGTCCTTGTGGGAGCATGAAATTGGCAAGGATGTCATCAAGGGCACGACGGTGCTTGCCATTGAGTCTTATTTTGTAACGTCAGACTTAGGTGTGATTGCAGGCGGTCCTGCGACATTTAGTCCTGTTGGCGAAAACAAGTGGACGCGCATTGAGCGATTGGAACCTAACTTTATTCAGTCCGGTGACATGGAGCTTTACATCATTGGAAGGCCGTACCCTGATCAGCCAGATCAGATCACAGGACCTTACACATTTGCGCCTGGCACAGGCAAAATTGACATGAAAGAGCAGCGCAGAATGCTGCGGTTAAAGTTCGTATCCAATGTGGCCGGTGGCGATTATCAGACGGGTAAGATCATCGTGGATGCTGATACCGGCGATGTGCGAGGCTACTCAACATGACCTTTGCCCTGGTTTATGACCCGCGCTATCACACCTTTGAGTCATGGGCTGCGCTCATGTGCGAGGCCTATGCCGCACAAAACCTGCAAGTACCCCTGGCTGATGTGGATTGGAAGTCTTGGGGTGCTGGTCTGAAAGCGATCGATATATTTGCTAATGAAGCAATCCCTGAGCCTTATCAGTTTGATGACTGGCAAGACTGGGCGTCTGCTGTGGTCGGCGCTGTGAACTCGAGGCCAGAATAATGGCTTATACGCAAGATCAGTACCTGGGCTTTGCACAGCAACTAGCACCTTATCTGTCAGATCCGACGCAATTGATGCAGCAGGCTGGCAAGCTGGGCCTTGGCGTTGAAGATGTGGCCAGGGCAGCGCAAACCTTCAACCCCAATATCACATCATCGCAAATCCAGAGCTACTTCCAGCCTGCTGGCATTAGCTATCAGCCTGCTGGCGCGCTTCCGTCATCCCCGGCTTTATCGGCTGGTGCATTGCCATCTACAGATCAAACGAATGCAGAAAACTTAAAAAGTTTTATAACGTCAAACATTAATAATCCGCAAGCAATTGCTCAGTATGCCAAGCAATTTGGCGCCTCAGATATAGATCTTTCTGTTGCTGCAGGCGTGCCCGTTGAGCAGGTGCATGATTATTTCCGAAAGGCTGGTATGCCGCTCGGGACCATGCTCACGGGTACTTTAAGCCGCGACATTGGCACGGATCAAAACGTCAAACAATTGCAAAAAGGTGAGGACGTTGTCACCGAGCAGGCCATAGGCATGCAAGGCAACAAAGTATTAGTACAGCAGTACGATGCTTACGGTCAGCCCATGGGCACGAGACTGGCAGAGCCAAATGCACCGGATTATGTTGGATGGCTGCAAGCACTTGGCATTGTTACTGCAGCAACGGGTTTGGCATCAGGATTTGAGGCCTTAACAGGATCGACTGCATCAGAGCTTGCCGCTGCAGATATTGCACTTGGCGGTCAAGGTGGTGTTCAAGGCGCGTCAACACTGAGCGGTACTGGCGCGTTGCCTGGCGGCATCGTAGACACTTTGCAGTCAGCGTTGCCCAGTGACTTAGTCAGTGCTGGCAAAACCTTTGTCAATACTTATAACCAAGTAAGGCCTTATTTGCAGGGTGCCAATGCGCTTTACCAGGCATCTAAGGGCAATTTAGAGAATGCCATCCTTAGCGGTCTTGGCTCTGCTGGTGGCTTTGGCGTGCCTGGTGCAACGGATGCGGCTAACTATTTGAATGCGGCCCTACAGGCAAGCAAGGGTAACTTCATGCCTGCCGTCACAACACTGATGGGCAGCGATCTTGGCAAGAGCTTAGGCAATACCAAAATACTCGGTGACTTAACCCTGAATGACACGCTTAAGGGTTACAACTTCCTGCAAGCCGTTCAAAGCGGCAACCCAACGCAGATTTTGGCGTCGGCCAATCAAATGATTGGCAGTCAAGATCTAAGTACGGCCACCTCGGCCATGAAGCTTGTTGACCTAATCAGCAATCCAAACGCCAATCCTTTAGCCATTGCTGATGCAACGGCAAGCTTGGCAAACAACTTGACCAAGTCAGCAACGATAAGCAAATCAGGAAAAACAGATCTTGCAGTGGACGCCTTCCAAAAAGCTAAAGCTGCAGGCGCATCCGATGAAGATGCCTTCATGGCAGCTAGTGAAATTGATCCACGAATCACTGCGCAAGGCGTAGCTGGTAGCTCACTTACTGATCCGCGCTACTTTGAAGGCCAGGGGCGAACGATCAATGTCAGCGATACAACAGTTGGCGCTGGTGGCAACGACACAATTACTGGTGGTGGCGCTGACACATTGCGCATCATGAGTACGTTACCAAATGCCATGTTGCTTGATGAGGCTCGTAGGCCAGAAGACCGCCTTTACAGTGTTGATCCTAAAACTGGCAATTATCAACTTACGCTTCCCACGGGCGATAATACTTATCGATTCGTAACGCTATCGCCAGACGGGCAAATTGTTAGTGTTCGTGATGGAATTAGCGTTGGCGACACGCCGCTTGCAACCGCAAGGTCAGATGAATATTTATCGATCATCAATCAGGCAATAGCTGACAATCCAAATTTATTAGCCACTGGTCCTGGTGGTGTAACTGATGGAACTGGCACAGACATCACAGCTTCAACGCCAGCAGCGCAAGACACGCTGAAGACCCTCGGCGGCATTATCGGTCTTGGCACTGAAGATCCTGATGCGGTTTATCAAGCTCTATTTGGTGGCGCTAGTGGTGGTGATGGCGACATTGCTGTGCTTGGCTTTGACCAATTAAGTGGCCTGCGCGATCAGATTGAAATCATTCTTGATGATCCTGAGTTGCCTGAAGATGCGCGCAATGAAATCAGCAAAATGTACGCTGAGGTTTCGCGTCAGGCAGATGCCGCGCAAACAGCAGCATCAACTTCCGTTCAAGATGATATTACTGCTGCAGCACGATTAGCAGCGGCGCAAGCTGCACTAGGCGGTGGCGAACCTGGTGGTGGTGAACCTGGTGGTGGTGAACCTGGTGGTGGCACTCCAGGCGGTGGTACTGCAGGCGGTGCAGGTGGTGGCACCGACCAGCCATTGGCCACTGACATTACCCTTGGCACGGACCAAGGCACAAAGCTAGGCACTGGACCTGGAGAGGGGCCTGGAACCGGCCCTAGCACTGGACCAGGCGAAGGTGAGACGGGTGTATCGGGCACCAGCAAATCAGGCACATCAATTGATATTGATGGCAAAACGGGCGTTTCAGGTTTTTCTGGGAAAACTGAAGGACCAGCAGAGGGCGACGGCAAATCTGGATTTTCTGGAAAAGTTGAAGGTCCAGGAGATGGCGAAGGCAAGTCAGGATTCTCGGGTAAGTCAGGCGAGGGTGAAAAAGAAGGTGATGGCAAGTCAGGAATTTCTGGCTACTCGGGCGTTGCCGAGGGCGAAGACGTCAAGCCAGGCGTCTCTGGGTACTCGGGCGTTTCTGGTTACTCGGGCGTTTCTGGTTACTCGGGCGTTTCTGGATTTTCTGGCGTCTCGGGTAAATCAGGTGTTTCCGGCGTCTCTGGCAATTCAGGGTTCTCTGGTGTATCAGGTTATTCAGGCGTATCTGGATATTCTGGCAAGCCTGAAGAAATTACATGTCCTGAAGGCTACCACTTGGGTCCTGATGGCAAGACTTGCGTGCCGGATGAAAAGAAGGAAGAGCCGCCAAAACCTCCTGTTGTTACGTCGCCGCCAGTGGTTACAAAACCACCTGTGACTACAACACCGAAGGGCGCATTGCCAGCATCGCAACAGGCAGGGCCACTTACAGGTCCTGAAATTGCACGCTTGCAAGGAAAAATGCTTGAATCAAAAGTGCTACAGGAAAGGCAGATCGATCCCCTGGCAGCCATGAAACAAAGGATTGAAGAGATGAACTCGATCGACCCCATGCTCGCAGCCGTGCTCTCACAGCGGCT